CCGAACCTCATTCATCTTTCCACCCTCATCTGATTTTGTCTTGGCTTGCCAGTGTTGACTGTGTTGTTAAGTTCATTCAGTCCACTTATAGCCTGTCTTATGACCGACTCCCTTGAATTATGCATGGTGTTGTGCAGTGGATTATGAGAGGTCAAATGAACCCACTTGCTTTTTCCGTGGAAGTTGCCCCTCTTTCTATTGGTATATAGCCTAGTGCTTCTAGGGTCTTTTCTTTTGTCCTTTAATGCCTCTTCATGCAGTTTGAAATTTAACACCTTGTCATCAAGGTCTTTCAAATGACAGGAAAACTCATCAAGGCTCATATCTAAAATATTTTTCATCTGTTCCTCACTTTATGTCAGTTTGATGGGTTTCAAGGGCATGAACAACTATGGCTATTCTAGCCAACATATCATGCTCTGTTTCCGATCCATCAACAAATACATTTCGTCTAATGTGTTCTGGTAAACACTCAATCTGATGCTTCAAGTCGTAAGCAATTTGTATGCTTTCATCCATTGAATTTCTCCCAATTCGATTTAGCCCACTCAACTGGATCAACTCCCTGTAAATCCCACCACGTTCTTTCATCGCCAAAGTGGTGCAGTTTCATATGACAGGGGTGGCACAGAGGAACACACCAATTATCTCCCACCTTCATTCCCATAGCGTTAGGCTCTGCGAACATGATGTGGTGTGCCTCTGCGCCATATCCGCAAACCAAGCACGGCGAACCGCGCAAGGTTCTTAGATATTTAGAAGACCTGATCCTAGAGGCCTTTATCACCTTACCCTTTCCACAATTTTCATCGTGCCAGTCCTGTTAGCAAAAACAGTTTTTGTCCTTGCAGACTTAGACCCGTGTTGTGAAATTATCGCTTGATAAAGTCCTGCGGCCTGAGCCTCTGGAAGTCTGGCGTAATCACCAACCTTCATCAGCTTGGATGTATTAACGTGCCATCCGTATTTTATCTGACAATCATTTCCGTCTTGGCTAACGTGTTGAAAGACAGCAAAGTGTTCTACCGGCCTTTTTGTTATTGACATTGTTGACTTTTGATAAACAGGCTTTCCTGATATAGCAGCAAAGAATTTTTTAATAAGATTTGTCATTAGAACGGCACCTCATCATCTAAAGTGACTGGGGCTGGCTTTCCCTGAGCCTGACCCCTTTCCTCATACTTATTCCCCCTCAGAGACAAGAATGTCTCCCCTGTTTTATTGGCAGTCTTTTTCCAACCAGCCAAAGACAAGACAGGCTTTTCAACACCCCTCTCCATCTGCGAAACAAGATCACTTATGACCTCATCACCTAACTCTAATTTACCTGTATAGTCAGGTGAGGTTTCCTTGGTTTTTTTCTTGTTAGAAAACAAGACTCCCGATGGTGGATAATCACTCATTTCTCTTCTCCTTTGAATTTTTCACTATGAGTGGTAAAGTTCCCTAGAACTTTTTGATATAGGGCGGCATCACCCTTCTTTAGAATTTCCAAAGCCTCTTTATTAGTACCCCAGAACTTCCTTAAATCGTCCAAATTGGCACACTCAGGGATGAAAGTCAGAAACACCTCTGATAATAGGCTCATACCCTCAACGTCCTTCACAGAGCCATCTGAGGACGTTACAGACACCTTCTGATCTACACCCTCCGGCAAATCCTCTCCAGCATAAATGTAATGACCCAATCCGTGCATGGCGCAACATTTTGCCAAGCATCTCTGTAAGGCGGTATTGACTTGAAAGCTATCTGGGTTTTGAACAGATTTATTCTTATAGTCCAGAACAGGCATGATCTCCGTCTGCTCATCCTCACCGATCCGAACAGTAACAGCCACATAGGCATAGCCATGCTCGTCTTTGGTGTATGGTAAACCACGATCAGGTCTTTCTGGGTTGTCCAGATAGGTCTCGGTAGACCAGATATGCTTTACATATTTGGCGTTAGGGAAAGCATTTTTTACCTCGCCCCAAGCCCATGCCCAACTCAAATAAGTCAGGCCATTCTTTTTTTCGGTATGATCCGAAACATCAACCTTGGATAAGGTCTCCCAAACACTGCTCATACTATATCTCCTTTGAACTGTGAGCAAAAATTAGCGACACCGCAGTAGTCGCCATTACACCGCACATATTCACCAGCACGGTGTTCAACAACGGCTATCTTGCCGTTATTAATCTTCTCCCAATCATAGGCATACACCTCAGCCTCTTCTTGGTTATCAAAAACCCTCATAGCCCTTTTCAAGCCTTTTTTCTTTACAGCCCATGCCTCGCCACGCTTCCAGCGTTCTTCATCGGAACATAGTGGAAAGTCCTTAGACAGGTCATAACCAACCTGTGCATCCTGATGCATGGCGATCCGTTCTTTTATGTATTCAATCCGCTTTGTGTCAGGCCAGATCGGTATGTCAATTAAAACAACTGGTGCTTTTGGATACTCTTCCTTACGCTCTGCCTCACGGCGGTTCCAATCCCTAAGTATGGCACATATCTGTAAAGACTTGACTTTCATCCCCCTATTTTTTTGTGCCAAAAAAGCGTAGCAGTTTAGTTGCTGTTCCCATTCGATCTTCCCATATATTACAGACCACACACTGGTGACTTTGTAGTCTGTTATAGAGATTGTTTTTCCATCGGTTTTTTGATGGTCAACAGCACCAGATAAAATCCATCCATTGACATCGGCGTAAAGACGCTCCTCAAGCGTCACGCCCTCGTCATTTTTTGAACTCTCAAGTATATGGTGAACAGCAGTACCGAAAAGAGGCCAGATCATATCTGACGCATCGGATGTTAATTGAGCAGAGTTTGCCTCACGCAGTAACCTGACGCGAGGGCTATCAATTAAAGTTGTGACAGAGATGTCAGATTTTCCCTTGCTGTATTTGTCGTTACGAGCAAAGTTGACGAATGATTCTGGTAGGTTATGATTGTTTGTAATTTGCATTTAAGTCTCCCAACTTGAATTACTTATATGGCATCTACATACAGTATTGTCAATAGGTAAGATGGATATTAAATATGGCTAAAAAAGTACATCAATTTCAAATACTTGGAGAACCAGCGAGTAAGGCCAACAGCAGAAAGATCGTAAGACTCAAGGGAAGGCCGATATCCATAAAATCCGACAAGGCACGAAAATATGTAAAGACATTTTGTGATCAGTGTGAAAAACTTGACGAATTATTTAAGTCGGATGTATGTGTTGAGATGTTAATTTATTATTCCTCAAGAAGGCCAGACCTTGATGAAAGTTTGATTTTGGATTGTATGCAGGGGCTTATTTACGAAAATGACAGACAAGTTAAACAGAAGCATATATATTGGTCGCTTGACAGAAACTGCCCCAGAACACTCATCAGAGTGTCGCCTCTGGAGACAGGTGGTATCCCAAGCTATTTCAGATGCCTACCTTGAAGATCTAAAACAAAAGAAATCAGTGCTGGAATGGATTAACTCGCCAGACTTCGACACTGTTTGCGATCTTGCCTCACTCGATACAAATAGAATGAAAAAAAATATTATAGAAATTTTATCAATGAAACCAGCTTTAGCAAAAATGAAAGGTAGATTGCTCAAGCATTTATTAGAAAGAGAATAAGTTATATATAACTAATATATTATAACCAAATATATTATAATATATATATTATAAACACTATTCACGAACTAAACCATTCAACCCAACTTCGGGGTTGACAACATTTTCTCCTGAGAATATCGTGGTTGCTGTTCTATGGAGGAACATATGAAAATTGAAAATTCTATCATTGGCACAGCCCATAAACTTGGCGCTGGTCAACACAGGGTTCAGTGTCCGTTTTGCTCTTCGACAAGAAGAAAAAAGGGCATGAAAGACCTTTCCCTGAATATTGAAAAAGAACACATCCTATACAACTGCCACCATTGTCTGGAGACTGGCAAAATCAAATTGGAACTTCACGAAATTAAAACTAGGAGAAAGCCGATGCAACTAGCGGTCAAGCACGATTACAAGGAACTATCTGATAACTCAATAGCTTGGCTCAACAGTCGCGGAATATCTGAAGATACGGCAAATAAGGCAAAACTAAAAACATCCAAAACCTACATACGCGCATTGAATGCTGAGACAGAGTGCGTTGTTTTCCCATACACAAATCAAGGCCAACAATACGCGGCAAAAATAAGAAGTTTGTCGGATAAAGGTTTTTCATGTAACGGCAGCCCACAATCATTTTTTAATATTGATAACGTGGCGACAAATGATGATCTGATTATTTGTGAGGGGGAGATGGACGCTCTGTCGTTTATGGAAGCTGGTTACGATAGCGTGGTGAGTGTGCCGAATGGCGCGGTGATGAAGGTGGTGGACGCAGATGTTGATCCAGAAGAGGACAACAAATTTAAGTTTTTATGGGATGCAAAAAAGAAAATAGACCTAGCCGCGAAAATAATAATTGCGACAGACCACGACAGTGCTGGACAGGCAATGGCAGAGGAGATTGCCAGACGCATAGGCAAGGACAGGTGTTGGAAGGTTGAGTTCCCAGAGGACTGCAAGGACGCGAATGATGTCCTCGTAAAGCACGGCAAGAAAAAACTGGATGACATTACCGCCTTCTGTAAGCCTTGGCCTGTTGCTGGTCTGTATGATGCCGCTCACTTTTACAAACAGCTTGATGACATCTATGACAACGGTATGGGTTCTGGGGCAAAGACTGGTTACCCGAATGTCGATAACCTTTACAGCGTTGTAGAGGGGCAACTCACGGTTGTTACTGGTCACCCATCATCAGGCAAGTCAGAATTTATTGACCAAATTATGATAAATCTTGCTTCGCGGGAGGATTGGAAGTTTGGTATTTGTTCGTTTGAGAACGAGCCACGAATACACATAGCCAAGCTGATCAGTAAGTATCTTGAAAAGCCTTTCTTCGATGGTGTGACACCACGAATGACAAAAAATGAATTGGAACGGGGTAAAGCGTTTATTCAATCTCACTTCTCTTTTGTCTATCAGGCTGATGGTTCGATGGCTACAGTCGAGGGAATTATCGAAAGGCTGAAGGTTGCGGTGATGCGGAATGGCATCAAGGGCGCGATCATTGACCCATACAACTACATAGCCAAGAGCCGTGACATATCAGAGACAGATTGGATTTCAGATATGCTTACAAAGCTGAGGGTGTTCGCTCAGTCGCATGGAATACATCTCTGGTTTGTGGCACACCCAACTAAGATGATGCGCGATCAGAACGGCAAGATACCGCCACCAAAGGGCTATGATATATCAGGATCTGCCGCATGGTTTGCCAAGGCAGACGTAGGACTCACAGTCCATCGTCCAGACCCAAACAAAACCGAAAGCCAGATCCATGTATGGAAGTGTCGCTTCTCATGGGTAGGCCAGCAGGGTCAGGCAAGCCTGTATTTCAACCCTGTTACATCGACATACACACACGAACTTGATGATCCATTTTCAGATATGCCAGAACCGCAATACGATGCGGCAAAGTATGGGGAGACACCATTTTGACCAGATTAGGAAAACAGTTATTGGAAGAGGCGGCGGTAGTGATTGATGCCAGAGGCGATCATTACGATGAGCCAATAAAAAATTTTACAAGGATTGCCAGACTTTGGAGCGTGATCCTCGACACTGAGGTTACGCCGATGCAGGTAGGTCTCTGCATGGATGCTGTTAAAACGGCGAGGCTTTGCGCCACGCCTGAGCATTGGGATAGTCTGGTTGATAAGGCAGGATATGCGGCGGCTACAGCAGAGTGCTTGAAGCCAATAGGCACTGATGA